GTAATTTTTATGGTATTCAGATTGAACCGGAGTTTCTAGGTATCCCTGTGGGTATCTACCTTGACCAGTTGGTTGGTACAACAATTACTGGATCCACAACAGGTGTTACTGCAAAAGTTGTTACATATATCACTGACCAAGAATCCGACAGGGGAGTATATACGCTTTATGTAAACTATGAGAATAATTCACTCTCTGATGAAGATCCTGATGTCTTCTCAAGTAGTGAAGTTCTGACGACTAGTAAAAATATAACTTATGCATCTACCTTCATTTCTGCAGGAGAAGGATTTGCAACCACAATTCCACAGAATGCATCTATTATTGGTTCGTCATTCAACATTGCAGATGGTGTATATTTCCTCAGAGGATATTTTGTCAATGTTAATGCTCAAACCCTAATTCTTGACCAATATAGTAATACTCCTTCTTATCGAGTTGGATTGGATGTTGTTGAGGAGATCATCTCTTCCGATGTTGATCCTAGACTAAATGATAACGCTCAAGGATTTAATAACTTTACAGCACCTGGTGCTGATAGACTTAAAATTACCACAACCCTTTCAAAGAAGGGATTTGGTAGTTTTGATGAGTCCAATTTTGTTCAACTATCTGAGGTGAAGGATGGTATCCTTCGTCTCATTAACAGAAATACTGATTACAACTTTATTGGTAATGAGTTTGCGAGAAGGACCTTTGATGAATCTGGAAATTATTATATTAAAGAATTTGTAACCTCTGTTAAGGACAGTCTTAATAATAATGAGGGTAATAGAGGTATCTATAATGCCAACCAAACTACTCAGTCTGGTTCTACTCCCAATGAAGATTTAGGAATCTATAAGATATCTCCCGGTAAAGCATATGTAAAGGGATATGAAGTAGAGACAATTTCTTCCACGCTTGTAGACTTTGATAAACCCAGAACAACTAAACAGGTAGAGAATCAGGCTGTCAACTTTGGTTTCGGTCCTACATTGAACCTAAACAGAGTTACAGGTTCTGCGACTATTGGTATAAACACATCACTCACACTTAGTTTGAGAAGTGATAGAGTTGGTGTTAATTCATTGACACCAGCTGGAAGTGAAATTGGTGTTGCTCGTGTTTATGATTTTGTTCTTGAGACTGGTGGATATGATGTAAGGTTGCCCAACACAAATGTATGGGACCTATCTCTCTTTGATACACAACTATTCACGACAATTGAACTTAACGAACCGGTTACTCTAACTGTATCAACATCTATTAAAGGTGAATCTAGTGGAGCAAAGGGTTATCTTAAGACAGCTGTAACTAATTCTACAACTCTTAGTGCTTATAATGTAGAAGGTGACTTTTTCAAAGGTGAAAGACTTCTCTTCAATAATGTTCTTGATGACGCAAGATTTGTTGTAGGTGATAAAAACTTCTCGATGTCTGACGTTAAGTCAGTTTATGGTATCGTAGGTACTGCAGCAACATTTACCGGCGACACTATTCAATCACTTAATCGGAATTTCAGTTCTGCAAATGTGTCTGCAGCCAATGGTGGTGAGTCACTAATTTCTATTCCTGCAGATACTGGGTTTTCTTTCGTTGGTATTGTATCCACAGGTAATATTATTAGATACTCCAGGCCTGGGTTCGATATAGCAACACTTAATAAGGTTATCGGTGTTGGAAAAACCAATATCACCGTCCAGGCTGTTGCAACTGTAGATGGTGTATGTGATGGTGCTCTTCCCACCAGTGTAGAAAACGTTCAGAATTTTGAACTCCTTCAAACAAGGGGAAAAGGTGGATCTGGTTCGGGTAACTCATCCAATAATGAAGCTATCTTTAGTATCTTCCCTAAACTTAATGTTTCGGCAGTAGACCTTATTGATAGTGACCTAATCATTAGAAGACAATATACAACATCTATCACTGTTGTTGGGGATAAAGGTTCCACTCCGACTATCAACGCAGAAGACAATGAAGTCTTCTTGCCTTTTGATGAAGAGAGATACACACTTATTAGATCAGATGGAGCAACAGAAGTTCTAACTCAAGATAAATTACAATTTAGTAATGGTTCTCAATCACTTCAAATCAATGGTCTAACCGGTGGTAATGATACACAGACTAAACTTATTACTACTATTAGAAAATCCGATATAAAATCAAAAACAAAGATTAGAAATATAGCTCAAAGCATCATTATCGATAAATCAAGTAAAGTAGCATCGGGTATCGGTTCTACTACTTTGAATGATGGGCTTACACCTGGAAACTGGCCATATGGAACAAGAGTTCAGGATGAAGAGATTTCACTGAACGTTCCTGATGTATACAACATCTACGGTATCTTCGAATCAGATAATGTTCAGGATCCAACTTCACCATTTATGTCACTATCCCAATTGGATGGTATCACCGCTACTACAAATGACTTAATTATTGGTGAGGTGTTGGTAGGAAGAACTAGTGGTGCAAAGGCTCTCTACCTTGAGAAACTTGACGATACATCAATATATTTCTGTTATCTGAATGATTCCACTTTTGCAAATGGAGAGGTCATCGCCTTTGAGTCCTCTAGTGTAAATGCGGTATCTACTAATGCAAAGATTGGTTCTCAGAATATTACAACAGAGTTTAAATTCTTTAATGGTCAAAAGGAGACTTTTTACGATTACGCTAGAATTATTAGAAGATCTAGAGCTCAAGCTCCATCAAGAAAAATTCGTATTTATTATGCATCATCTTCTTATGATCCAGCGGATACTGGTGATATCACGACAGTAAATTCATATGTTGGTTATGACTATGGAACTGAGATTTCGACAGTAAATGGTATTAGAAATTGTGATATTATTGATGTAAGACCTAGAGTTGCAGACTATTCAACTGTAGAGGGAGCAAGATCACCTTTCGAATTTGACGGAAGAAATTTTGTGAATACTAATCAACAGTCTTCACCTCACATTATTGCATCTGATGAGTCTACCACTCTTGGATATAGTTACTATCTCCCTAGAGCTGATAGAATTTTCATCAATACTGATGGTACTATTGGAGTTTTGTACGGAGCTCCTGACGATCAACCAAGACTTCCTGATAGTTTGAGCAATGCAATGAACATTGCTAATGTATATCTACCAGCATATCTGTATAGTGTAGCTGACGCGAACGTTCAGTTTATTGATCATAAGAGATATCAGATGAGTGATATCTCCAAGCTTGAGCAGAGAATCAAAAATCTTGAATATTATACTTCATTGAGTCAACTTGAAACTAATACTCTAAACACATTTGTTGCTGATAGTAACGGACAGAATAGATTCAAGGCTGGTATTTTTGTAGATAACTTCTCCAGTACTGATCCTCAAGATTTATCTGTGGGTGTTAGAAATAGTGTTGATGTAACGAATGGTATTTTGAGACCTTCTCATTATACTACTGCTCTCAATCTTCAACTAGGATCTACTGCCATCACTGGTATTGGAACCACATCTAATGCTAACCAGGATGCAGGCTTTGCCCAGGTTGTTGGTGCAAACGTAAAAAGAACTGATAGTGTTCTTTCTCTCGATTATACAGATGAACTTTGGTTGCAGCAACCATTCGCAACTAGAGTTGAAAATGTAACTCCTTTCTTGGTCCAGTTCTGGCAAGGTGATATTGAACTTGTTCCTGAAGTAGATGTATGGATTGACACCAATAGGTTGGAAGTCAATCAAGTAATGATGGAAGGTTCCTTTAGAGGAGTTGCCGAAGCATTGGGTGCTGAGATTACAACTGCTGCTGATGGTTCTAGATCGGGTGTAGCTCCTGTCATTTGGAATTCCTGGCAAACTGTGGGAGTTGATGTTGATATTTCACTAGCTAATAATACATCACAATCGGCTACTAGTGTTAGTACTCTAGAATCTGAAACTGTTGCGACAGGTAATTTCTGGGGAGGAGGTACCACTCTTACAACTACCAATACAACTACAACAGATACTACCAATGTAACTACAAATAATATTGCTGCTACTACTTCTACTAATCTTTCACAGACTAGAGATGGTAGACAGTTCTTTGTCAATGAGCAAATTAATACTGAATCTCTTGGTGACAGAGTTGTAAGAAGAGAGATTATTAACTTTATGAGGATGCGCAACATCAGCGTCATCGGTACAAGATTTAGACCTTACACAAGGGTCTATTCATTCTTCGATGAGGTAGATGTAAACAATTATGTCTCTCCTAAACTACTTGAGATCGAAATGATCAACGGTACGTTCCGGGTTGATGAGACTGTAATTGGTGCCATGAGTGATGGTGGTTCTGAAGTTACTAATGGCTCAACAATTCCAGCCATTAGATTCCGAGTTGCTTCTAGTAATCATAAGTATGGTCCTTACAATGCACCTACTGATAGGTATGATAATAATCCATATAACAGAAATGTGGAAATTCCTGCTACTTACTCGGCATCTTCTACTATTCTTAATATAGATACGTTTAGTCTCCAGTCTCAGGATACTCCTGAGTTTAGTGGTTGGGTATCACAATCAATGATTTTGACTGGTCAGTCAAGTGGTGCTCAAGCAAGAATTATAAATGTCAGAATGGTGAGTGATAGAGTTGGTACCGTAATTGGTTCATACTTTGTTCCAACCCCCGATAATCCTGCTAACCCAATATTTGAGACTGGTAGATCTACGTTTAGACTTACAAGTAGTAGTATCAATACTTCTGTTGAGGGTGTTGTTACTACTGCTGGAGAACAGACATTCTACTCACAAGGTGATGTTGATGTAACTCAAGAAGTTACATTGTCTTTGAGAAATGCTAGTGTAAGAAGGGAGGACTTTACTCAGTCCAGAACTATTGCTGATGGTGCGATATCCAATACTATTCAAGTCTTAGATACCGATACTACTACTACGACCACTACTACTGTTGATACTGTCTTTATAGCACCTCCACCGCCGCCACCACCACCGGCTCCGCCACCGCGTCCACCAGCACCACCACCGAGAATTGACCCTCTCGCACAGACATTCTTTGTCGATGAGAGTAGTGGGGTATTCGTTACTAAACTTGATGTATTCTTCTTTAGTAAAGATGAGAATATTCCTGTTCAATTTGAAATTAGAGAGACTAATCTCGGAACACCATCTGCGGTAGTTCTACCCTTCTCTCAAGTAACAATTGATCCACAAAATGTAAATATCAGTAATGATGGAAGTGTTGCTACAACTATTACGTTGAGAGCACCTGTATATCTGAACTCTGGAACTGAATATGCCCTAGTCTTCCTGTCTCATTCTACTGAGTATAGATTGTGGATCAGTAGACTTGGTGAAGCTGATGTAACAACATCTGGTGGAACAGAAGGTGGACAGGTTCTAGTTACAGAACAACCACTTCTTGGTTCATTGTTCAAGTCACAGAATGCATCTGTATGGACACCCTCTCAGTATGAAGATCTTAAGTTTGATCTGTATGTGGCTAACTTTAAGTCACAGGGTACAGTATCACTCTTCAATCCTCCTCTTCCTACCGCTTTGTCTAAGGTTGATCCTAATGGACTGGGTATCAAATCTAGGGAAATTAGAGTTGGACTTGGGACAACTGTCTCAGATCCAGATCTTCAGATTGGTTACACTGTTTTACAACAGGGTATTGGTGCAGAAGGTACCCTTGTAGCTATGGCTGGTTCAGTGACTGGTAATTACACCATCACTAATGCAGGTGTTGGTTATACTCCTTCAGCTTCCTCCTTCACTTACACTGGTGTCGCTTTGACTGCCATCACTGGTAAAGGTATTAATGCCACTGCTGACATTACCATTACTAATGGTAACGCTACCGCAGCTGCAGTCAGGGCAGGGGGTTCTGGTTATGTCGTTGGGGACGTTCTCACACCCGTCACGGTCGGTAACGTCAATCTTGGTTCTGGAATTCAACTTTCTGTAGATGCAATTCTTGGTAATAATACACTAGTTTTGGATAATGTACAAGGTAACTTTACTACCAACTCTGCTTATCCGTTATATTTCGTCAACAGTGTTGGTATTACAACTGAACTCAATGCAGCTCAGTCCGCACCTGCAGGTGGTGATGTTATTCCTGTGTCACCAATTGGTGTTGTCAATGAAGGTACTTATATCAAGGTCTTCCAGAGAAACCATGGTCTATATTCCAATATAGACAGAACCACTATTAGTGGAGTTAGAGCTGATACTGTTCCTACCACTCTTGCTCAAGAGTATGGATTTGATACTACATCATTCATTACTCTAGAAGATTTTGCAAGTGAGTTCACCACATTTGAGAATATTGGTGTTGCAGGAACTAACCCCGGTTACATAAGAATTGGAGAGGAAGTTATCGGTTATACCGGTATTAACGGAAGAACCCTCACAGGAGTTACTAGGGGGGTAGATAATACTGTTATCTCTAACCACGCACAAGGTGAGTTGGTTTACAAGTATCAATTGGATGGTGTTTCTCTAAGAAGAATTAATACCACCCACCTGTTGGCAAATGTCAATCAGGCAGAACTTGACGAACCTGCTATTGGTCTGGATTACTACTATGTTGATGTTCGTATGAACGCCAACGGTACTAACAGAGCTCCTGGCAATACACCTGGTTTCCCACCCCTGTACTTCAATCAGGATAAGACTGCTGGTGGTCCTTTCGTTGAGGCTCAGTACAACTTACCATTTAACCTTATTACACCTAAGATAACGACGATTACTCCACTCGGAACTAATCTAGTTGCTCAGGCGAGAACTATCACTGCGACAAGTGTTGATGGTACTCAAGAGTCTTATTTGGATGGTGGTTACAGACAATTGAATATTTACAATAAGAACTATTTTGATGATATGATGATGATTGCTTCTCCTCAAAATGAAGATGTTCAGTTAAACTCTAGTGTCTTCCCTGGTAAGAAGTCATTCACTATGGTCTTCACTATGTTGACTGACAATCCAAGAATTAGTCCTATGATTGATCTTGAGAATGCTTCTGTCATTTATACAATGAACAGAATTAATCAACCGGTATCGGATTATGTTCAGGACTTTACCGTCAATGGAACAGAAGATGATCCTAATAGGTTCTTCTACGTTTCTAAGAATATAACTCTTGAAAATCCTGCAACATCTCTGAGAGTACAACTTGACGCATATTGCTCCAATTTCAATGATATTAGAGTATTGTATTCATTAGATCAAAATGTTCCTGTGGAGGAGGCAATCTTTGTCCCATTCCCTGGATATAAGAATATTGATTCTAACGGTGCAATTCTTGATATCTCTCAAAATAATGGAACCCCTGATACCAGAGTTCCTAAGGTTGATGCATATGTTCCTGAACCTAAAATCAATGATTATAAGGAGTACACCTACACCATCGATGAAGTTAAGGCTTTCAAATCCTTTAGGATTAAGATCATCGGAACTTCAAACAATATGGCGAATGTACCAATGATCAGAAGTCTGAGAGCTCTATCGTTTGCATAATGGATTACTTACCGGTAGAAGGAATGGATGGTTATTTTAGACACATCCATTCCGGTGCTATTATTAACAAGAACAATAATGAATACGATTCCTATGTGACAAATAGGAATCAGATGAATTCTGATAAAGAGAAATTTAAAAACCTTCAGTCTGAAGTTATCAACATGAAATCTGATGTTGATGAAATTAAATCTATGCTGAATGCCATTACTGATTTATTAAATAAATAGACAATATAGGTCTCTAAGATGAAGCCCAGTAGTAGACAAGAATTTACAGAGTACATTCTGAGACAATTGGGTGCTCCTGTATTGGAGATCAATGTCGCCGATGAACAGGTCCAAGACTGTATTGATGACGCTCTTCAATTTTGGCAAGAGAGGCATTATGACGGTGTAGCTCAAGTATTTCTGAAGTATCAGATTACTGAAGATGATGTAAAAAGGGGTCTTGCAATTCCTCCTGTAACACCTAGTAAAGGTCTAGGAAGTGTAGGTATTGTGACTACCCAGGCAACTACAAATATTGTAGGTACAGCCACCACATTTAAGTATTACGAAAACAGTAACTATATCCAAATGGATCCCGGTGTAATTGGGATCAATAAAATTTTCCAATTTGATTCTGCACAATCACTGAGCATGTCTAACATGTTTAGTTTTAAGTATCAGATGTTTATGAATGATTTGTACTATTGGGGGTCAACCGATCTCCTATCGTACTCTATGGCTATGTCGTATCTGGAGACGATGAATTTCCTCCTGAATACACATAAACAGATTAGATTTAACATGCGTCAAGATAGGTTGTATCTTGATATCAATTGGACCACTATCCTTCCTAAACAATACATTATTATTGATTGTTGGAGACAGATGGATCCTAGTGATTATACCAGAGTTTGGAATGATTCTTTCCTGAAACCTTATGCCACTCAACTAGTCAAGAGACAGTGGGGTATGAACCTTCTCAAATTCCAGGGTGTCAAACTCCCTGGTGGTATTGAGTTCAATGGAAGACAAATCTACGATGATGCTCAACGAGAAATCGATAGACTTAAGGAAATTATGCCAACAACATATGAGTTACCACCTCTTGACCTGATTGGGTGATAACACATGTTAAATCCATTCTTTCTTAACGGTTCAAGACCCGAACAAAACCTACTTCAAAGTCTGTATAATGAACAGATAATGATGTATGGTATTGAGGTGCATTATTTACCTCGTCAATATGCCACTACTCATAAAATTATTAGAGAGGTCATTGAGTCAGACTTTACAACAGCAGTACCTCTAGAGGCGTATGTCAATACCTATGAGGGTTATACTGGACAGGGAACCATCTTATCGAAGTTTGGTATAGAGAACAGGGATGACCTGGAATTAACCATCTCAAGAGAACGGTGGGAAGATTATGTGGCTCCTATGATTAAGGGGTTACCTGATGGAAAACTTACAGAAAGACCAAAAGAGGGTGACCTAATTTATTTCCCTTTGGGCGATAGACTTTTTGAAATTAAGTTTGTAGAACATGAACAACCTTTCTACTCACTGAAAAAGAACTATGTTTATGAGTTAAGATGCGAACTCTTCAGGTATGAGGATGAAGTTCTTGATACAGGTATTGATGCAATTGATGACGAGATTGCGGAAATTGGTTACATCCAGACTATGTTCCTTATTGGAGCTGGTATTGGTGCAACGGGAGAAGCGGTGATGTGTCCCAAAGGGGCAGTGAATGATATCTATATCAGTAACATGGGTAAACAGTTCAGAGAGACCCCTGTTGTTGCATTCTCCTCAGCTCCTTCAGGTGGGATCACAGCCACCGGTATAGCATCAGTTTCTTATGATTACCCCGGATGTACTGGTAAGTCTGGTGTAGTAGATACAATCCTACTTACTAATGCTGGATGTGGATATACAGTTCCACCGATGATTACTGTTCAAGGTGGTGGTGGAACAGGATTTGCCGCTACAGTTGGTATTGCTAACTCCACCTCTGTTAGGGCAGTGGTTGTTTCTAATGGTGGTTCTGGTTATACGAAAGCACCTATCGTTCGTATTGGTGTCTATCCAGAGTTTGATGACACTTACGTATTCTTTGATAGTACAGAGTTCACCTTTAGTTCTTCCAGCAGACCTACAGGTCAAAACAATGCGACAGGTATTGCCACCATTAGTCGGGCTGGGGTTGTCACAGATGTCTATCTTACTAGTGGTGGAGATAATTACCAAGATACTCCTCTTGTGGTATTCAGTCCCCCTGCTGCTGTTGGTGACCTTCCTGATGGGTCTAAGGTTACTGTGGGTGGTAGTTACATATTCAACGAAGTTGTGAAAGGTATGACTTCTGGTTGTACTGCTAGAGTTAAGGATTGGAACGCTAATATTAACTTTATACAACTTGGAATTATTGGGGGAGCATTTGTAAGTGGTGAATATCTGGTGGGTGAGACCTCAGGTGCATGTATGGTTATTGGTCGTATCAATACCGATGATATTGTAAGTCCTTATGCGGCTAACCAGGTCATTGAGATTGCTGCTGATCAAATTATTGACTTCTCATCTAAAAATCCATTTGGTATGCCCTAAATAGAGGTATAGTGCTACAAAATAATGTTTGAGTATTTTTACAACGAGATCTTCAGATCTGTCATTATTGGCTTTGGTTCTTTGTTTAATGGAATTCAAGTCCAAAAGAAAGACGATAAAGATGACACCTTCAGTGTTATCAAAGTTCCTCTAGCATATGGTCCTACTCAAAAGTTCCTGGCTAG